GTGGTATCGGTAGTAGCGTTCATACTACCTTGGGTAAACTGAGGTGTAACAGTTTGAGCGTTGGCTACTGCGGGTAGGAACAGGATTGCCAAGAGAAGTAGTTTTTTCATTTAGGAGGTTCCTTTTTAGAATCTTTGTCAATACGACTAATCCCATATGAAGCAAGAGTGCCGCTGAGCAAACTGGCTACAAAAGTCGGATCCATTTTTTGAAGCATACCCATGTACGAGGCGGTGAGAACACCAGCACTCCAAATAAGCACAAGGGCTTTGACAATTTCACTTAAGAAATTATGTTTGTCATCCTTCATTCTTCTTTTGTTTTTTTGTTAGCAGTTTCTTGATAACAGGTTTCAAGACGCTAACTGTCCGTTTAAAGACTGCAGTAGCTGTAAGGGTGGCTGCAACAGAGACAGTAGCTGTCGTTGTAGCCGTAGCTAGTATTTCGTTAGTTGGAATGGGCACGGTAATATCTGTACCCGGTATGTCGATGTAACGAATTTGATCGGGAGGTTTAGGGATAGGAGGAGGAGGAGTAGGTTTAGGTTCCTCTTTTTTCTCCTTTTCCTCTTTTCCCTTGATTCCCGGAGGTGGTCGAAGGTCCTGAGGGGGCACTACAAGCGGCTTGTAGGACGGTAAAGTAGCCCTTGGCACCTCTAGTACCGGACGGGGTAGCGGAGGCGCCTCAGGGAGCCGTATAAAGGGCAGTACCGGTGGCTCACCCAAAGGCATTTTTAGCCACCAAAGAGACCACGTTCGATGAAGTCAACAGCTTGATCATCGACAGTGTTATCAGATTGCTCAGCCAGTTTGCGGAGCAGGTCAACAATCAATCGCTTCACTTTCTCAGATTGGAGGAAGGAGAAGAGTACGGGACGGATAAGTGCAATCATTGTTTTAAATTAGTAAAGGTTTACCAAGGAACGCCTGCAGCTTTAGTAGGAGCAATGCGTTCATCAATTTGTGCTTGAAGTGCTGCTTCAATCTCAGCAACTTTCTCTTCACCGCCAAGTGCTTCTTTGACCCAGCCAACCACAACTTCTTCAGTCAGGTTAGCAAAGTCAACAGTCACTTCACCGTCAAGACCGACGGAACCGTAGGCACCAGCGGAATAGAAACCACCAGACTCACTGCTAGGGTCAACCGTGTCAGACAGAGCGTTGACGGTGTAGTGGACGGTGTAAACTTTGTTTTCAGGAAGGTTACGCTCAAGGTTGGCGACTTTCCAAGTAAAAGTGGTCATCTTAAAAAATAAAGGTTTAATGGTGGTTAGAGAGTAGGACTACTGGACTTCAAGGGCTGCAACTTTGGCTTCTAGGGTTTCGATCTTGGCGATGGCTTCCTGCAGCGCAGCGGTCAACAGCGGGACCAGCTTGGATTGGTCGATGCCTTGGTAGACAGGATTGCCATCGGCATCCACTTCATCTTTGATGCCTGTGACGCACTCGGGGACGACTTCCTGAGCTTCGTGAGCGATGAATCCATCAACCGTCGTATCGGGATCCGCGATGAAGTTGAAGCGGTGAACCTGGAGTTGGTTGAGACGATCAGTGGCACCTGTTAGCGGGACAACGTTCTCCTTGAGGCGGTAATCGGAAGAGGTGTTAAAGGAGGTGTTAGTCCCATTATGCGAAATACTGCCAACAGGCGATCCCGTCAAATCTTTATTTGGATAAAAATAAGCTAAATATGTACCATCAATTCCAATTCCAACTCCATAGCCAGTTGCACTATCTTGCCTAAAGGCGTGAGCGAAATGACCAGCTGTACTACTGTACGAATCGCAGGTCGCGGAATTATAAGGTGCGCCTTGCCCACCAAAAGAAAATTTCCCATCACTCGTAATCCTCATCTGCTCCGTCGGAGAAGAATCCCCGTTGGCAGTAGTCGAGAACACTAGTCTGCTTTGATGATTAGAGCCCGCCGTCCAGCTTCCATCGGAAAAAGCATCAATTTGAGCGCCAGTATTGTTGTTATTATTTTGAAACCTGATTGTTCCAAGTCCTTGATCAGCAATGGATGGTGTGCCACCTCGCGTGATCGAGATTTCTCCTGCGCCTGCAGAAACGCCTACATAACCCTGAACAACAATCGGCGATGTACTGGAGGTACTAGGCGTGCCCACCAACAGCCTGCCGGAGCTGTCGATGCGGGCGCGTTCTGTGGCGTTTTGAGTGAAAATTGTCTGATACGCCTGAATATCAAGATTTGCCCAATTTGAGTTTCCGTTGCATGTTACGCGAACCTGATTCTCTGCGGATCCATCAGTAGTGCCAGCAGAATTGGAAAGGTGAAGAACATTTTGCCCGCTGGAAGTACCGCGCACTTCCAATAGATTGTTAGGGCTGGTGCCAATCCCGACATTACCAGAGCTGTTAATATCAATACCACCGTCGGAAGTATTGGGGTTTTCTAAACGTTCTAATCTGATAGTGCTCATAATAAATTACCTCCTTAACATGCCATCAGTACGCAAGGCACGCAGTAGCTGCCGTCGTCATAAGTGCAGCTTACATTGGTGCTAGTCACCTTTGCAATCGTCTTACTGCGAATGATGTCATCGTCTTGGGGTTTGGCAGTGCCATCACCAGCAGACATCAGCAGATCACCGCGTTCAACCGTGACACCCTGAGCAATGCGAATGATGAAATCACCCGTCATCGCGCAGTAGAAGTCGTCGGTATAGGTGTCGTCGTCATCGTCCCAAGACTGGAACACACCGGACACATTCGGATCGCCTTCAACGTCGCTCACTTTCATGCGGTTGAGCTGCTCATTTTCTTCTTCGTCCCAATCACACATCTCATCAATGTTGCTGAGCACGGTGCCACGCAGGATTTCTTCCCGTTCTGCACCACCAGGGAGTTGAGACCAGCGGGAAAGGTGAGCACCGTTGTAGCTGACGGTAGATCCAGAAACAGAGATTGTACCTTCAAGGTTAGTGTCTTGATAAAAATGAAACAAATCGCCATCGCTGTTTAGTCTATTTGCAAGGAACGAAATGTCGTTAGAACGGGTTGCTGTAACTGCTCCTGCCGCTTCTAAGCCGATGCCTGCAGTGCTTGCTGTTGTAACAGTTTTCCCTACCGTTACATTCCCAGTACTCGAAATCCTCATCCGCTCCTGCGGAGCTGTACCGCCGCCAGGGCTGGTATAAAACTGCATGTATCCAGGGCAGTACGAGTCACTATTATCAAACCCTGCGTCAACCCTCATTCGGATTACGCCTGCATAACGCCAACCACCATCTTTGGCTCCGTACCAGCCATAGTTGCCTAATACGTCATCTTGCTGGCAAAGACTGAGCGTACCTATGGTGCTGCTCCTGCTTTTCCCCAACCACATGTCGGGACCGCCAGCACTGGTAGCTGAATAGCGAGCGCCGACAATGTTGTTGCCATCTCCATTCATGCTTTCAACAGCGCTAGGAGAACCCAGGTTGGAACCGCTGCTATGACCAACCAACAGGCGACCCGCTGTGTCAATGCGAAGACGTTCGTTAGCACTGCCTGTTGGACTTCTAAAAATATGTGCACCTGCAGTACCTGTTCCATTTACGGCGTCATAAACACTGTCACCGCCTGCATTCTTGATGATGGAGTATTGATCGGTTCCATCGCTGTCTTGCAGCTTGATTGCAGGATCGCTTGCAGTGATGTGCAGCGGCTCATCGGGCGATATCTCCCCAATCCCGACGTTGCCTGAGGAGTCAATAGTTGCACGAATTGATCCGCCGTTGTAAATGCGAAGTTTGTTTGACGAATGTTCGTAGCTAAGTGCTGCTGCTGTCGCATCAGATTGATCACCAAGGTAGAGCTCTGCATAACCAGAGTCAGAAGATGTGATGTTAATTGCAGCGTTTCCAGAAGAGTTTTCAACCTCAAGTAACTGGCCAGGCGCATTGGTGCCCACCCCAACACGATCATTTACAGCATCAACATACAGCGTTCCACTGTCAATGTTGACGTTACCTGAGCCATCAGCAAGCACCCACTCCCCACCAGTAAAGTTAGAGGTAGGGAGAGTAAACGACGTATCTATGTTATGGTTAGCCGGTGCGTTTAGTTCGACGGAACCTGTTCCGTTCGTTGATTTAAGTTTAAGTCCCATCACTCACCTCCACTAGGGAGTTCATTAACAGCAACAGAAGCTTGATACGCAGCAACAACTTCATCGGTCCAAAGAGCCGCAGCAACTGCTTGCAGCTCAGCACAATCAGAGGACACATCATCACCAGGAACGCGAACGTGGCGGTGATAAGTGCGTCCTACTTCGACACCATCTTTTTCAACGATGTCTGCCCGCCGACATTGAATAACGTTATAAGGCGGAATAATTTCAAGTTTATGTTCTTGACGTTCAGTAAAAGCCATTAGGGTTGTCCTCTGATTGTTAATCTGTTCGATACGTGATGGTAAATCCGTAGATAATTCCGGAAGTATTTAAACCTGGATAATGATTATAATTTACACCGCTTGATATTGTATCATTAGATTGGACCACATAAGCATAGTTTATATTATTGTCAGTACCCGCTCTTAGTGTATTAAACGAGCCTGTCGCATAAAATCCATTGCTTTGTCCGGGCATGATACCGGCAGCTCTGTAGTGAGTAGTTGAATTAGTTAGAAAGGGAAGTCCTCCAATATATGCAAGGCCACTATATGATGCGTTAGTCCAGTCGATAGTTGCACTTGCAGTCACTAGACTGCCTACTTTTGTGTAACGACCAACATTGGCACTGCCTGCAGTAAAAGAACCACCACTAGTACCACTAATAAACGGGGTCCAGCTACCTTCTTCGTAATCGTCAAGGGCGTTATTAGTAGACGTGTCACCATTAAAGGTTAGACCCCCGCCGGAAAGAACCCTCATCCGCTCCGTATTATTCGTCGCAATTATTAGAGCGCCGTTTTCTCTGTTTTCGATATATCCATCAACTCCGGCGAAACTGAAGTCCATGCCATCAAGCGACCCAACTCCAGTATCTGTGTCGCAAAGCTTTATCCGAGCAGCTCCGGCGTCCGCAATTTTGAGCCCTTTACCGCTCGCAAAATTTCCGTCAGTAGTGCCAAGAAGCACGCTGCCTGCGCCATTTACACGAACAGTCTCCGCCCAGCCAAAGTCGTATCGCTCAAAAGCAAATTCAGTGTTTGAAACATGACCAAGACGAACGCCATAGCCATTGCCAGATCCCGATTCGCTAAAAGTAATAGATTGATCACTTAATCCAGCAGCACTGGTTTTAGATGTGATCGCACCACCAACCTCTAGCTTTGTACCGGGTGTAGTTGTGCCAATCCCTACGTTCTGCGATGAGTCAACCGTCACTCCAACGGTTCCATTTGTTACCAGCTGAACTTGATCAGCGGTTGCATGAAGTCCTGAATCCCCATCATCACCAGCAAAAGAGGGTGTAGAGGCAGAACTATTTCCTGAAATTTTAACAGTCATAATTAAACAATCACCCAATTAGAGCCAGAAGGAACAGTAATAGTTGCACCCGCATTAACAGTCAGTGGACCTGCACTGATAACGTTTTTACCAGTACTAATGGTGTAAGAAGTAGTAATAGTGTTGTCGTGTTCTAGAGCCCACTGGTCAGTACCACCACCGGTCGCTCCACCGCC